TCTGAGGTCTGCCCCTGCGAGGTCTGCCCCTCTGAGGTCTGCCCCTGTGAGGTCTGCCCCTGTGAGGTCTGCCCCTGTGAGGTCTGCCCCTCTGAGGTCTGCCCAAGTGAGGTCTGCTCTTGAGTTAAAGGCCCAGAGAATTGCAAGGCCAAGCTTCCTCCCATTGGTGGTCGCTGCTTCACATTCGATTTTAGCTGTTACTTTTACCCGTAATGGGTTTCTATAAATAATCTCAAAGGATTCTTCTGGCATTCTAAACTCTCCTGGTGAGGGTTATGCTACGAGTGCAATGTGTCCGGCGTATTCCGTGGCGCGATTCTCGACCGTCGCTTTGAGGACCTGGACCTGCGCTCGGCGCCGGGTGGCCAACTCAGGGTTCCGCTTCTGGTCTGCGATTGCTGCGAGGTTTTCGAGGCGGCTGATGGCGCTCAGTAGCCCTTGCTCTGCGGCCTGGTGTGTCATTGTCTTGCTCCTGTGATTGGGTGGCTGTTCTCTTACTTGTTTATAATATGCCACAATCAAAGGAGGGAGTCAAGAACAAAGTGAACCTTTTTCAAGTTTCTTTTTGTCGAAGGAAGAGCCGCGAGCAATGTGTTGTTTTTTTATTTGGTTGCGGATATCGCTGGCACTTAAGGTGCTTGCGCTTGACTCTTAAGTGTTACTTTCGTGATTCTCGCCACAATCAAAGGTAACAAGATAGCCACCCTCCTTATTTCGCATATTAAACGGCATCTTATTATGCGGAACATTTTTCCCACACAAGCTCCCATGTGATAACAAAAGTTGACAGTTGGCGCTTTTGGTGCTAACTTTTGTTATCAGTGCCCACCAGAACCCTTGAAAGTTTGCTTCGTAGGGAGTTTGCATGGCCGCCCCGAAACGATCAGCCCTTCAGCGTGAAATAGACCTGGAGCAAATCGCCCGCCTGTATCTCCAGAAACAGACACAAAGAGAGATAGCAGAGCAGCTTAATGTCAGCCGCCAGCAGATTGGCTATGATCTCAAAGTCCTACACAAGCGGTGGTTCGCCTCGTCCATCGAAGCCACAGACAAACGAAAAGCCGAAGAGCTGGCCAAGGTGGACCGACTGGAGCGCACGTATTGGGATGCCTGGGAGGCATCGGCCGGTGAGGCTACGACCACCACCAAAACAGCCGAGGGCGGGGTGAAGCTCGATGAAGAGGGCAAGCCGATCACTCAACCCAAACAGAAAGCAAGCATCCGCACCGAGACACTCAGCGGGGACCCCAGATTTTTAACGGGTATCCAGTGGTGCATACAAAAGCGCTGTGAGATATTCGGAATAGACGCACCTGTCAAGCAAGAAATCACCGGCAAAGATGGCGCCCCTGTGCAAATCCAAACCGAGGAAGGCTTTCTTGATGACGACGCAAGAGACCAGCGAATTTTGGTCCTATGCGACCGCATCAGAGCGCGACGAGATAAGGCGCTTGAAGATGCAGGAGGTTGACGGCCCTCTCCAGGTCTACACTAAAGACCAGGAGCGCGTTGAGATCGATCGCCTTGTCCACGGGGTCCCAAACCTCGTGGATTTCGCCCGTGCTGCGTGGCACGTCGTAGAGCCTGGGCGGACGTATATCCATAACTGGCACATCGACATTATCTGCGATCACCTCGAAGCCGTCACCACCGGGGAGATCAAGAACCTCCTCATCAATATGCCGCCCCGATTCATGAAATCTTTGCTTGTCTCTGTGTTCTGGCCGTGCTGGGAATGGGCCATATACCCGGAGACGCGCTTTCTCTATTCCAGTTATGCCGCTCCCCTTGCCATTCGTGACTCGCTCAAGTGCCGGCGCATCATCCAATCGCCCTGGTATCAAAAACATTTCGGATCCCGGTTCAAGCTGACCTCTGACCAGAATGCAAAGATCCGATTTGAGAATGACAAGACCGGGTATCGGCTGGCCACCTCGGTAGATGGAGGAGCGACCGGCGAAGGCGGCGACCGAATCGTATCTGACGACCCTCACAACGTGCGAGAAGCCCACAGCAACCCGGTTCGCGAATCCACTCTGACCTGGTGGGACCAGGTGATGTCAATGCGAGCGAATGACCCGCAGAATTTCGCCAAGGTCATCGTCATGCAGCGGGTCCACGAGCGAGACCTCTCAGGGCACGTCCTGGCCCAGGGTGGATACGTCCACCTCAAGCTGCCAATGGAATACGAGAAGACCACCACCGTGTATTTCAACGGGAAGTTTGACCCCCGGACGGAGCAAGATGAACTGCTCTGGCCGGAACGCTTCCCCGCAGACGTCGTTGACGATTGGAAACTCCGCCTCGGATCCTATGGCGTGGCCGGTCAGCTTCAGCAGGCCCCATCCCCTGCAGGTGGCGGCATCCTGAAAGAGCACTGGTGGAAGTTCTGGTACCCCGCAGGCGCCACCCCCGAGCCGCACTATGTCAAGATCGGCGACAAATGGGTAGAGTGCGAACAAGAGCCAATACCCCCACGTATGGATACCGAGATCCAATCGTGGGACATGAAATTCAAGGGCACAGAGACCTCGAGTCGAGTGTGTGGTCAACTGTGGAGCCACCTCGGCTCTCGCGCTTATTTGCGCGACCAGATCTGTGACCACCTCAGCTTCGTCCAAACCTGCGAGGCGGTCAAAGATCTGACCGAACGCTGGCCTGGTGCATCAGAGAAGCTCATCGAAGATAAGGCCAACGGACCCGCCGTCATCTCCCAGCTCGAGCGCATCATAGGCGGGCTCATCCCCTTTCCTGTTGAGGGTGGCAAAGAGGCCCGGGCCCATGCAGTGTCCCCATTCATTCAGGCCGGGGACGTGTGGCTACCGCACCCCAAGCTATACCCCTGGGTCAGCGAATTCATAGGAGAGTGCAAGCTCTTCCCCAAGGGGGCATACAACGATATGGTGGATACGATGACGCAGGCACTCAATCGCCTACTGTTGGAAGAGGCCACGGACATTGATGAGATCCTCGCAGCCAACGAAGAAGCCAGCAGCGGGACCAGCTTGTCCTCCGCATTACGCCAGCCACTATAGGGAGCACCATGTCACTCTTTGACTTATTTAGATGGACAACGCCAACGGCTGACGCCTCCACAACTCCCGCCCGAGGCCCCTCTGGTGAGCTGACCCTGGCCGATGGCCCCCGCGAAGAGTCAGGACTTGATGCAGCCCTGGGCGCGTCGGGCAATCGGTTCTTCCGGGGATACATTGAAACCGAGGAGTACAACCCCAAGCTCAAGGGCGTCACCGCTGCCGCTAAATATCAGCACATGCGCAGCGACGCCCAGGTCGAAGCCGTGGAGAACCTGGTCACCTTGCCGGTCAAAGGTGCCGAGTGGACCATCGAAGCTTATCGGATGAATGGAGAGGAGCGCGTCGATCTCCCCGAGATAAAAGCGGCTGCAGAAGAGATGCTCTTCCGGCGCCTCGACTTTGACCGGCTTCTGCACCACCTCCTGCTGTCGTTCCCGTTTGGGTACGAGATAATGGAGAAGGTCTGGGAAGTCGATGGCGACATGACCTGGTATAAAGGCATCTACCACCGAGCACAGCGGACCATTGATGAGTGGACGGACGAAGACGGAGAGCTCGCCGGGATCGTTCAGCGAGTATACAAGAACGGCACCTACAAGAGAATCGCCATCCCCGAAGAGCCCTCAGCAGAAGCGGCCAAGTTCAAGCTGGTCCACTGCTCCTTCAAACAAGAGGGTGATAATTTCGAGGGCCGCTCCGGCTTCCGCGCTGCCTACACCCCGTGGTATTGGAAATTTGAGCTATCGAAAATAGCCCTCATCGGATACGAGCGCTTTGGTGTCGGGATACCCATGGCGACGACGGTAGGCAAATTCGAGAACATCAAGACCAAGATAAAAGCGATTCTGGAAAAGCTCAAAGTAGGTGAACAAAACTACATCATCAACGCGGAGGATGTAAAATTCGAGATCCTCGGGCATAACTCCACCTCGCGCTTGGACCCCAAGGCGTTTATCGATTACTGTGACGAGCAGATCGCCATGAGCGCGCTGGCGATGGCCATCAAGCTGGGCACCACACAGACGGGCTCCCGAGCACTGGGTGATTCGATGTTCAAGATCTTCCTCTTGTCCCTCGAGTCTTTCGCCAACTCGATACAACGTTGCCTCAACCAGCAGGTCATAGACCCCTGGTTGAAAATGAACTACGCCGACGCTGAGGACATCATCTGCGAGATAAGCTGGTCAGACCTCAAGCCAGAGGATGCCGTTGTTCTCTCTGAGGCCCTCGCTAAATTGACAACCGGGGGATTCATTACACCCGACGACGACCTCGAAGCGCAGATACGCAAGATCCTCGACCTACCGGCCAAGGTGGAAAGCGAGCAGGTAGAAGACGAAGAGGTTGCACCGGAAGCGGCGGAGATCAAAGATAAGCCCCACGACCACGGCGCGCTAACCCTCGCGTCCCGTCGCCCTTTCTGGCGGGACCTCACCGACCTCGAAAAGAAAATGCATCTCAGGGAGATCGACGGGCGCCAGGACGACGCACAAGACGCGATCGTTGATTCTATGCAGGACGAGCGGGAGACCTGGGCCGCTTCCCTCAAAGAACAGATCGCAGCAGTCATCGAATCCGGGGACCCCGCAGGCTTCAAAGACGTAGAGATCTCCCAGGAGATGATCGACGCAGCCGTCGAGCCTATCCTCGAGATCACCGAAGACGTGTTCAACTATGGCCGGCGCACCATCCAAGACGAGATCGACGCACAGCAGAAAGTCGCCGACAAAGCGGCTGGGCAGGAATTGCGAGACGACCCCTTCGACCCCGAGGAATTGGCCAAGCTGATCACCTTCCAAGTAGACGCCTTCGTCACACAGATGGGCAACCGTGCGTCAAGCCTCGCAATCACCGCTGCCGCGACATTGATGAGGACCAAGGGCGAAGGTGTCACCGAAGCGGACCTGGCAGGCATAGAGGCCGCAGTCAAGGAGACCTTCGACGCGGCCACGCGCAAAGAGTCGGCCCTCCTGGTCAGCGAGTCTTTTAACCTGGGCAGGGACAATGAAGCACAGGCCAACGTCGAATTCATAGAGGAAGTGATATACTCGGCCATCCTTGATCAGAACACTTGCGAGCAGTGCCTGCCCCTGGATGGGCGGGTCTTCCAGGTGAACACCAACGATTACTATTCGTTTATGCCCCCGAATAAAGCCTGCTTGGGTGGCGGACAATGCCGGTGTGTTTACATCTACCGGTTCACCCCGCAGAGTTGAGGCACCTATGAGCTCCCAGTATATGATCCAAGATCCTTCAGGCCCCGAGGCCTTCGCAGCTTTTCGCGCTGCACGCCAGAGCCACCCAGCGGGAACGGGTGGCCAATGCCCTTGTATCCTCCTGAGCGAACACACCCGGAGGAAGAAGAAAGTCCCAGTTCAGGTTATCCTGGCGGATCTCACCCATCAAGCTCCGAGCTCACAGTAGAGGCCCCCATGGAATGGAACCTGTCAGGCATAGAGGGATTTGGATACATCGTGAAGTATGGCCAATCGCAGGCCATCGGCTCGGGTGAGTCCTCGCAAGTTTGATCGGCCCTTCCCCAACGAAGGCGGGTGGCCAGCATTGACAGACCTCAAGCTTCGCGCCACCGTCGCGGGCGCTGCGGCCATTATGAGCGCGGGCATGACGGTAGAATGGGTAGACGAAAACGCCTCTATACAATCGGCCCTGCAGTCCTTGGGATAGACACAACACAGGAGTTTCACCATGAGTGCATCAGAGAGAGACACCACCATCAGAAAGCTTATCCGGGGCGTTTGTTTTCTTCTGCTTATCGGCACCGTGTGCTACTGCCAGGTCACTAGCACCCAGATCTCAGAAGGATTCTGGGGAGCCATCGGCATGGCGATGACCTTCTATTATGCGGCAGAGAAGGACGAAAACGCAAAGGCCCCTGAATAATGGAATCTATTGAAACCTTAGTTTATTTCTCGGTCGGTGCGTTCTTTTTCGTACTTGGGTGGTTTATTCGTGGGCGGATAGAGCAAGAAGTCACCGGATCTTCCGCCGTAAACGTAGACAGCCCCGGCATTGAAACTTGCACAGAGATCACTCGCAATATGCTACCACCTGTTGATGTTTCTTCTATGCCTCCAATGCCACATAACACAAAGCCACCCCTAGTTGAGGCTGAGACGTTGGATAAACAGAAGGTGATTGAATACCTTGACGATTGCGTCTCACACTGGAGGGGTGAAAACAAGACGGAGGAGCTGAGGGCAATGGCCCCCTATTACATTGACGCTTTTTTGAGTGCAAAGGTGACGTTGCAAACAGAGGATGATTTACAGTGGGCAACTCGGATATCTCGGCCATGAACAACCCTCGCAAAATCGACGTAGTGAGACTCTTCGTATGGGGGTGCATTCTCGCGTTCTGCACGGCTGCGCTCTTCTCTCTCTTCTTTGTCTCCACCCTGAAATATGAATTTTTCTCCAAAGGATAACCGGTATGCCCTCGATCAAACAGCTTCGTGACAGCCTTCAGGAATTCCGAAATGATCAGATGTCTTTGCTCGCGGAGATCAAAGCTGCTCGGCCTGGGCTTATCATGCCGCTCACTGATCTCCTGGGCCCTGCCACTCTCAAGCTCGCCGAGGGCGACGACCTGGCCACCCTCAAGGGGGAGATCCACTGGACCGACAACGCGATCGAGTATATCACCAACGAAGAGTTCAGATACATCAGCGCGGAATTTGACCGGGACTATTTCAGCGAAAAGAATGGCAAGCACATCGGCGCTGCCCTCCTGGCGGTAGGCCTGGTCAACCGGCCCTTTGTCAAAGGGATGGCCGTGGTAGAGGTGGGCCCTGATGGGAAGACCTCCGAAATAGAGATCATCACCACAGGGCGGTTCTATCACTATTGGTATGGCGAATTCGACATCACCCTCGATGACTTAAACGAAATGGTGGCTAATGTCGAAGTCGTCGGCTCCCACGTATCGGGCGAAAAGGTCAACGAACCCACTGAAATTGTAGTTGACTACAACCACGGGTCTCTGTCCTACGGCCCGGAGAATGCAAAGGCCGCCGGCTGGGTGCGCGGCAAGGGCATCTGGGTAGAGACCTCCACTGTCGCAGCAAAAGCACCAAGCAGCAAAACGCAAGTCGCGTTCACAGCGCCGGGTGAGGGCGCACAAACACCCAACGCTCCGGCTCCCAAAAGCCCGGAGGTAACAGGAGGAAAGGCAATGAACGAAGCCAAAATCCGCGAGGTCCTCGGGCTGGATGAGGGGACTGAGTTGACAGACGAACACAGTGAGCAGGCCTTTGAGCTGTTGTATGCCAACGGTCAGATTCTCACGTCGATCGTCAGCGTTGCGGGTGACGATATGTCCCCCGAGCAAGTTCAGACGGCCCTCACGGAAGGGACCCTTCCTGGGCGCGTCATCCTCTCAGTTGAGGATCACACCCGGCTGACAAAAGCCGAGACCGATCTGGCCGCGATCAACGCAGCCAGCGACGGGACCCCCACGGTGGTCCTGGGTAAAGTGGTCTTGACCGAAGCGAAGTTTGCCGAGCTGGAAGCCGGTGCCGCTGCAGGCGTCAGCGCCCAGGCAGATCTGAAGACGGCCCGAGTTGAGAAGTTCCTCGCCGACAACGTGAAGAAGTTCACCTCAGCAGAACGCACCCGCATCCAGGCCCGCCTGCTGGTGGACTTCGACGAAGTCAGCGCCGACATTCTGGCCCGCCCGGATCTGGACTCTGGTTTGTTTACCAACCAGGGCGCCAGCGAAGACCCCGAGGATGCCACCGTCGAAAATGACGTGGCGCTGTTCGTGGCCGCCGGTGTGGCCGAGGGCAAAGTCCAGGGCGAAGTTATCACACTGGCGCGTGAAAAGTTCGGCGACAAAAAAGTTGACGCCTGGAAATACAAAAAGTAAGAGATGACACCTCGCGTCCCTTCCCCATCAACAAACAGATTTTTTTAAGGAGACAAACGATGGCTTCTGACAGCTCTGTCCCCCTTTCTGGGTTTCGAGCCGGTGCTGATCTGAGCACCAAGCAATACTACATCATGAAGGCCGAAGGGACCACCGCCGATCAGATGACGGTGTGCTCGGGAACCGGAGACCTCGTAGAGTGCGTCCTCTATGACAAACCGGACACCCAAGGCGACCCGGCAGACTTCCGCGCACTACAGGCGGGCACCGTGGTAAAAGTCAAAGTTGGATCGGCAGGCCTCACGGCTGGCCAGGTTGGCACCGATGCCAATGGCTTGGCGGTCATTAAAGTCGCCAACAACGACATCGTATTCGGCTCTGTAGATACCACCTACGCTTCTGGAGACATCGCCGAAGTGTTATGCCAAGGCCGCTCTTACCTCGGCGCGTAGGCATTTGTTGTTTTTGTAACATCCAGAAAATAGCATGCTTCGTCCCATAGCCCTTCGGGGCTTTCATAAGGAGATTCAAAATGCCTGCCCCTCAAGACATTACCCCGAATGTGCCGTTGACGGCATTTGCGGTAGGTTACAGTCCCGGCCAGTTCATCGCGAAAAAGGTGCTCCCCTCCATCCCCGTCATTGATAAGTCGGGCACCTATTACATTCAGGACCGGAGCAACTTCATCAACAACAACGATGGCCCGCGAGGGTTCAAAGAACCCGCCCGCCGCGTTGACTATCAGATGAGCTCTGACACCTATGAGCTGCAGTATTACGACCTCTATGGAAACCTGTCTGATCGGGAAGCCGCCAACCACGCCCTCGGCCCCGATGCCGCCGAAGAGATGGTGGTGGAAAACATCATGGATCAGATCCTGTTGGCCATGGAAATTCGAGCGGCCACCCTGGTTTTCGCCACGGCAAACATCACCAACAACACCACCCTCTCGGGCACTTCTCAGTGGTCTGATATCACCTCTGGGGTTTCGGATCCCATCGGCGATATACAGACGGGTATCACCTCTGTGCGCGACGGTGTCAGTCAAACGGAGGAAAGCATCTCCATTACGATGGGTGGCGCCGTGTGGGATGAGCTCCGCCATCACCCCGATATCGTGGCTCGCTACATCAACGTCACGGGCGGCGGCGTCAACATCGCGCAGTTCGCGGCCATCTTCAACTTGACGGCCTCGAACATCAACATCGGCCTGTCGAATTACGACAGCGCCAACGAAGGGCAAACGGATGTTATTGCCCCCATCTGGGGCAAGTCTCTCCTGGTGCATTACACGAACCCATCCCCTCGCGGCCTGCGGACCCACACGCTGGGTGCCACGCTGACCCGTGCGGGATCCGAAGAAGTGCAAGTTTCGTCCTGGCGGGAGAACAACCCAGCAGGCGACAGCCACAAAGTCGAGACCGAGTATCAGCAGAAGATCATTGCCGTTGCTGCTGGATACCTGATCAAAGACGCTGTGGCGTAGGCGTTTGTCCTGAAACCGGGGCGGGCTTAAGTGCCCGCCCGATTTCCCCTCATTTCCGCATCTCTCTTTTGAGGTAGGAGCGTGGCCAATGAAATTTTTCAATAAGCACCCACTGCTGATCGCCTTCGCTGCGGTGGCAATTTCGGTGATGCTGTTTTCTGATTCCTTCTCGCAGGTGCGAAGTCGAGCCATTGCCGTCATCTGGGGTACCCAGAAAATCGGGGACTTGGGCGGCATTCGGCCATCCAACACCGGCAAAGGATTCCTCGGCACAGACACCAAGCGCCTGGGTGACACGGTCGTAGACACGACCAACTTTAAACGGGCGGAGATTGGAACGATTGTTGGTGGGCCCAGTGGTTCTATTTTACTCAAGGTGGCCAACAACTCTGCGGCATCTATTACTGCTGGCGCCTTCTTGCAGTGGGACAGCACAAGAGTCGTTCTCGTTGACTCTACCTCTGCCAATGTAGGAGCGGGAGCCGGAACGGCTGACAGCCTACTCAACGACGTGGGCAAGTTCACCCTTTTGGCGATTGCCAACGGCACCGTCGCTGCGGATACGATTACCGTGTGGGGAGTCAGGTTAGGAACAACAGGCTCAGTCCTCGACACCTTGGTCCTTACCGATGGCGCCGAAGCCTTTAGTATGATGACGGACGGCACTAGTCGGAAATACTGGACACAGGTAGACTCAGTCTCTCTTGTTCGCGTAGACGGCGCCCTATCTGTCCAGGTGGAAGCCATTCCCTATGCTAATGTGATCGCCGCCACTGGCGCAAATACCTTGTTCGCCGGTGTGGCCATTGCAACTATCGCAGACCAGGACTCGGGATATGTTTGCATCTATGGACCTGTTGACGGCGTGGTTGACGCTGCCACTCTACGGGCTCAACCCGGAACCATTCTAGAACTGGCCTCGAGTGCCACCGCTGTCACCGATGCGGCGGGGACCACCGGCCAGAATGTTGCAAGGGCCATGGAGTATTCCAACAAGGACAACTTCAAGATTCGAGTCTTTGTTGGAGATCAATAACCCAATAGGTTAAGCCTTTCCACCTCCACCTATATAAAAGAGAGACGGTCATGCCAAAGTTTCAGTGTGAAGCGCAGTCAATCAGAATCGGGACCGAAGACGGGGTGGTCGTCATCCTTCGCGGCGAAGAGGTCACAAAAAAGGATACGGATGAAGTGACCTTCGCTCGGTGGCTGAAGGACGGAACCATCAAAGAGCTCGAAGAGGCCAAACCCCGCAACCGCAGCAAGGCCCCCGAGATTCCCAAGGAGTAAGGCCCCATGGTCAAGCGATTTGCAGCAAGCGGAGCTCTCGGGACCAGCGGGCAAAATCTGACCATCTATGATTTTGAGCTCATAGCTGGATCAGATGCTGCGACCGCAGAGTTAGCCGACAAATTCACGGCTGGCGGCGACGGGCTGATCCACCTCAACGCCGGATCAGCTAACGCCGTGGACCGGGCCTCGAAAGTCGCGGGGTTACCCATCAAAACGGGGGGGTATGTCACCCTCACAGGGACTGGCCCTATTGCCGTCGTTACCTTTGTCCCCACAAAGAACGCCGGGGGATCTTAAGATATGGCTATCGCTCTTGGGACTGATGGGTATTGTGAGCTGGGGGATGTCCAGGCTCTCCACCAACAGGAGACCCTGGACACTACCAGCAAGCCGACCGCTGCAGAGACAGAAGAAAACATAACCCAAAAGTTTGACGTGATTAATGGGTTTGTTGATTCGGCGGGCTACACCATCCCTGTGGATGTGGTCACCTATACCAAAGCTGGCGGCATCCTCAAGACCATCAACCAACTTCTCACAGCTGCCTTTGTCTCTGAAGCCCTCTACTCTGCGGCGATCGGTGGCGTTCCTGAGCAGTCTATACACTGGGAAGAGAAGGCCATGGGGATGCTGAAGCTCATCCAAAAGGGGACCATGTCGCTGGTCGATGCCCCTAAAGAAACTGACGGCATCGTCCTACCAAACGACCGGGAACCCGATGGGGAGTTCAACCTCGACGCAGAGGGCACCGAGCGGGCCAGCGTCTTCAAGCGCGACAGCATATGGTAAGGGGTGGGGAATGTCTGAGGTCGTATTCAAAATGCAAGGGACAGACGGCGTCATCTCCGTAATGGGCGCCGTGGGAAAATCGGGCGTAGACTTCCGGCCTATCTGGCCGAAGGCCCACACCATCATCAACAGGGCCACCGCTCGGCAGTTTCGCACCAAGGGGAAATACATGGGTGCGGATTGGAAGCCCCTCACTACCAAGTATAAAAAGTGGAAGCAAAAGCGATACCCCGGCAAACCCATAGAACGTCGCACTGATCGGATGTGGAAAAGCCTCACCAACCCCAACGACCAAGAACACATCTTCATCCCCAGGCGCCAATCTGTTGATGTCGGAAGTATCAATCCCATAGCCCCGATACAACATTCTGGTGCCCCGTCAAATAACCTGCCCGCCCGCCGCCTTATGGGATACACCAAGAAGGAAGTCGATGCCATCATGAAGCTTGTGCAAAAGAACCTGTTTTCAGACATCGGCGGCGTCAGAAGGATTTCTCTCGAGGAAGCGAGGCGAGCAATTTGATCGTGCACGTCTCCACCAACCCCCGGCGCTGTGCAGATGCCATCCAGAAACTTCTGGTCGCCAACTTGCCAGCCGCTTTCAATGACGTAGACACCGCGTATGCGACACAGGACACCACCGACTTCGGCGCGCCCATCGTCCTTGAGGATGTCCACACGTATTATCGGTCCCGCCTGGGGCAGTATACGAATTATCCATGTTTGGCTATCTTCCCAGCAGGGGCTCAATCCTCTGAGGCAGGAGACCAGGGCGCATTCCTGCTCAGATACCCCAGAATAGAGATCGTCCTCTTTGTCTTGTCTATCGACGGGGTGGGCACCCTACAGCCTGCCGAGCTGATGGAGCTCAGGCTCGAGCGGATGGAGGAAGCCATCGAAGACACTTTGGATGACAACAGGGACCTCACCGTTGCTGGTGCCACAGAAGCAAAGATCCTTTCCCTGGACCCGCCCAACTATCTCGACTTTGAATTCGACCAGGGAAATGTGAACCTCGTCAGGCGCTCCGTATCTTTGGGCGTAAATTGTTATATTAAAGGATAGGAGTCATCCCATGGCTGTAGGAGCCGCAGGAACACAGGGAAATATTGACATCGGTTTCACCCCGAACGCAACAGACGTTATCTCCATCGCAGCGGTGTCCCTCGGCCACCCCGCTGGAGACGTGACCGTTCGGGCACCATTTACCAAGAGCTTCATCCGTGGGGGCCTCGTTCGCATCAAGTCCTACGTTACCTCGAAAGATTTCCAGGTAACCTTCGGAGCTCGAGAGATCTTGTTGGCCAACCTTCAGAACTCTTGGTATACCAAAGTGGTGTCGGCCACTGTCGTTACCGTCGATGAAGCCGCTGCGGGGTCTGCTACCGTGGCGCTACTTGTAGACACCTACGCACCGAACGGCGCCTGGGGAGAGCGCGTCATCTCTGTGCCTCTCGCCGAATCCGAAGAGGCTGGTGACTACATCATGCCCCGTGCTACAGAAGGCGAAGACTCAGAGCAATCCTTGGCCTTCACTATGTCCGCTCGAGGTAATACCGCCAGCTCTGGTCTCATGGCCACCATCACCGACACTTACGCATAAGAAAGGAGCTGTGCCATGGCTGCTGGATCCCCAGGAGCACAAGCAAATATTGACATCGGATTCACCCCCAATGCCACGGATGTCATCGCCCTCGGGGGCACGACGCTGGGCCACCCCGCTGGAGACGTGACCGTCCGGGCGCCGTTCACTAAGAGCTTCATCCGGGCGGGCCTCGTCCGCATCAAGTCATATATTACCTCGAAGGACTTCCAGGCCACCTTCGGAGCTCGGGAAATATTGCTGGCAAACCTGAAATTCTCGTGGTACAACACGGCTCACGCCGCTGGTCCGCCTGCTGTGCTGACTATCAATGAGTCATCCCTAGATGCGACGGCTGCGCTATTGCTCGACACCTACGCGCCGAACGGCACCTGGGGGCAGCGCGTCATCTCCGTGCCCAAGGCCGAATCCGAAGAGGCCGGTGATTATATCATGCCGCGCGCCACCGAGGGCGAAGACTCGGAGCAGTCGTTGGCCTTCACCATGTTTGCAATCGGTGACACCGCCAGCACTGGGCTACTCGCCACCATCACCGACACATACGCGTAAGGAGATCCGCTTTGACTATACTCGAAGGAGAAGGGACAAACCCTATCGGCCTGGGCGTTGAGCGCAAGTCTGACGGGTTTGTTCAAGTAGGGTCCTACCTCATATCATCCGAGGATTGGGACCTCGCCATTGAATCCGCAGGACCGCCACCCACCAAGAAGAGATCTACCTCGAGGACAAAAGACAATGCCGATGCGAGTGAGAGCAAAGCCTAAACAGGTGCCAGAGTCTCCGTATAATGCGAGGCAGATATATTTCGATCAGCTCATGGAGGCCTCCCGACAGCGGCAGGAGAAGTGCCACTTCGCTGTGACGATCTCTGTGAAGAAAGGAATATCTGGTGTCTGCCGGTTCAACCCCGTGCTCGATATTGGCTGCGGAAATCCCTACCACGGGATGTATCGATTCCTGCAGCGTTTCAATTGGGCAGGCTCCTACATCGGCCTCGACACCAAGATCCCCAAGGAAGCGGTTGAAGATTACAAAAACGACATCATCATTAAGACTTGGCCACTGGGGAAGGAGCGCCTGCCATTACCTCCGAACAACAAGCGCAAAGCCATAGACATCTCTGTGGCCTATGCTGTCAATTCCATGGGCCGATTCGACACTCCAGAGAAAGACTTCCTAGTCTCTGAGATGCAGCGCGTCGCGGCCTCTGTTGTTATTGTTGGCGGCGTCAATGAGATGGAGCTCAGACGCTGGGGCTTCCAGCAGATTGGATACAACGACTTCGGAGACATCCCCGAATTTTGGGGCTGCTGGCTGGGCACCTGGGCGGAGAGTTGCCGTCATCGCATGGATGCCAAGGTCCTCACTGTCCAGGGATACTTCGACGTTGCGGATCCCAAAGACGCTGAGAAACGCCTGTTTAATTGTAAAAAGTGCGGCAAGACAGAGATCAGCGGGAACCAGAACTTCGAATGCATCCACTGTGGCGCCATCAACCGGGAGAGGATAAATCTAGATGTCTGACCTCGACCCGATACAAAAGGACCTCGAAGACCGGATAGGGATGGACCTCGAAACAGAACTCGACTCTGGTGATGGAGATGTCAACCTGAGCCCGGACGGCCAAGGCCCCAGCACCACAGGGGGAGATGGCGGCGGCACCACCGGATTAATGCCGCACCGGGAACTCTGTTTTTTTGGCAACGAGCCATACCTCAAGCTCACCATGGCCAGCGGCAAGATATTTTTTGACTACCCCAAGTCCAAGGGCCAACTCACGCAGATCGCATACACAGAACAGAAGTATCTTGACCAAGCCAACGCTGCAGGGAAAAAGATGCAAGCGAAGTGGAGAGCCAGGGGCCTACGCAACAACAAGATACGCAAACTTTTGGAGGATATGGCCCAGGCGGAGTTTGAGTACTACCACGCCATCTTCGAAGAGCCCTTTCTCGCAAACCCAGAGGGACGGGACGACCTGCCCAGCAAACATCAGGAGTTCACAGAAGACGACTACCGGGCCCTCACCTCTGACGACCAGGGCGCGATCCGGCAGGCGTTCACCGAAGCCAACGACGCAAGCCTATGGCTCAACCGGTTGGCCAGCCAGGAGGGTAAAAAAAAAGCGGACGCGGCTATAAGCCCGGAGATGTGAGCCGCGCATATTTCACGCTGATAGATAGGACGGGATATTCCCTGCACTCTCTCGAATGGGAGGTCCCTTACGTCACCGTGATGCTAATGCTCACCTTGGCACAGGAAGCCAAAAGCGATGACCTGCAAATAGGAGCTTTTAAAAATGCATTCAAATAGCCACCGTCCTATTCAGCGCAAACCAAACGAAAGAGTGATGATCCCCCTTGCTCGCAGGGCGTTCCCCAAGCACCTCCCGCCTGTGCATGTCCTGGTGGCTTGGAAGAAAAAATGGCCTCGCCTGTTCCCCTTCTTACAGTGGGCGAACGAGGCGTTTTTTTGTTCCCGTGAGCCTATCCTATTGGCCACCAAACTCAACTCCCCAGGCACCTACAAGCTGGGTCCTGGGGAGCTGATCCTCTGGAAGTCAGAGAAAAAGAAAGACCACTACCTACGCAACACCCACCGGTTTCACACGCTGACTCTTGAGGTTGTGTAATGGCTACCATCACCGAGCGGCTGCGCGTCCTGGTAGATATAAAGGGCGGCAACAAGTTTCGCGGCGATTTAAAGAAGAACGAGAAAGCCGTCGAGTCCAGCACCAAGGGGATCATGGCTTCCTTCGGCAAGATGTCCTCGTTTATCAAGGGCGCCGTGGGTTTGGCCATCGTCGCAGCCATTGCGAAAGTTGTGACTACTATAGGCAAGGCCGTCGTTTCCATGGCCTTAATGGCGGATAAGTCCAGGGTTCTGCAGACCTCCTTCGAGAGGCTTTCAGCAAGCGCTGGGAAAAACGCGAATAAGATTTTATCCGCCATGCGCAGGGGCATCGGTGGTGCTGTCTCTGAAATGGAGTTGATGCGGCGGGCCAACCAGGCCATCCTCCTGGGTATCCCCGTCACCGCGCAGGGAATGGAAGAGATGACCCGCGTGGCGGTGCGCCTTGGTCGCGCCATGGGAGTAGATGTAAACAGCGCCCTCGAGTCCTTGGTGGTTGGTATCGGGAGACAGTCCAAGCTTTGGTTGGACAACCTCGGCCTCATCATTAACACAGAAAAAGTATATCAAGACCTGGCCACCTCGATGGGTGTGTCTGTTGAACAGTTGACCGACGCGGATAAAAAACTGGGCTTCTACAATGCCACGATGAAAGCCGCGAAAGAGAAGTCCGAAGAGCTCGGGGACGTGGCCCCCTCCCTCGCAGAGAAGTGGCAAAAGGCCACCGTCCAGATGGAGAACCTGGGCAAGCGCATCGGCGAAGCCTTCGTGGGACCCTTGGGAGATGTCGTCACACTGTTCACCTTGGCGGTAAAGAAAGCCAACGAGTTCCTGGGAGTCTCTGAGGTGGCGGGGAATTTGGGGACAGGGGTCGAGGGACAGGTAGGCCGGAGGCAGGACAGAATAGACGACCTCAAGGGGATAAGGGCCCTGGCGGTGTCACGCGGACGTGACGAAGAGGCCCGCCTCCTTGGCCTGCAGATTTCCAATCTCCAGCGGTCAAATATGGGTGCAATATTTGGACAGGGCGAGCAGGGCCGCGCTCGCCAAGTTAAGCGGCCTTCGTTCTCTTCGCTAACCACAGCAACCCAAGGGGGCAATGCCTTCCTGAATGCGGCCAGCGGGAGGGGTATTCAGAACGCTCGCAACACGCAAATCGATGAAGAAGTCGAAGCGGCTGGAGTTTTAGAAGAAGCTCAGATCTCCGGCATACGAGAAAAGATGGCCGCAGAGAACTTGGCCCATGATGAACTGATGGCGGACCTCGACGAGCAAGAAGCCGCAACCGACAAAATAGTCGACGCGATGATAGAAGACTATAACCGCATCCCCCAGGAGTTTGAATACTCCTTTGACCAATCCCTTCGCAATATAGAAACCGCAATGTTTCAACTGTCAGGGCGAGGCCGCACACTGTTCTCTGGCATCGGTCAGATTCGATCTGGGATTGGCTGGTTGCAAAAACTTGGCATCGGGCAAGACATTGCCTCATCCTTAAGCCCCCAATTCAAACAACTTTTTGCGGAATTGGGGCCGCTCGCGGCTGTGGCTGCTAGAGTCACAACACTTTTCAACGCTACCATAAAACAAACAACGGCACGAGACTTATCTCAGCTCTCAGATGAGGAAGTGGCAATAGAAGCACAGAAGCAATATAATGTTTTAGGTCAAGAGGTCGAAGGCGGCGACCTGCGCGCACAAGACGCAGTAAAGGAAGACGAAAGCCGTCAGGGGCCATCCTCCGGCAGCGTAAACTTCAACCAGGTGGCCCAGATCTCTGCCACCGTCGCAGCTTCTATGGCTGGGGATATGTCAGCCGTCCGCATCAACACATCACGCCTTGTGGAGCTGACCCTCGAAGGCAATGGGTTTCTTCGTAATATCGAATTCCAAGCCACCGTTTCTAACTTCGACCGCCTCAGTAGATTCTCGGGTAGGTAAATATGTCCACAGCACCATCGGCTCTTACCAACGCATCGTGGAAGGTGAAGCTCGGGGGGACGGACCTCCATCAATACGGCGTCACCATCCTCAACACCAACAACATCGGCATGGCTGTTCTGGCGGCGAGGACGGAGGCATTCCTCGGCCTGCACGGGACCACGGCATTCGATGCCCAATACGTGGGCCGAGAAATACTTATCCAAGGGCAGATTCACGCAGATAGCGTCTCTGCTTTCCGCACAAACTTCGCGGCCCTCAAGGCAAAGCTCGATACCCTGGTGGGCAGTCTTCACAATACCGCTGCAACGATCCGGCTGGAGACCTCGGAATACACCGATCGCTTTTGGCCGGTGATTTACCGAGGCCCCATCGGCCCCACAGAGCAGAACCTCCCCGTGGACACCTTGGCGGCGAGTATCACTATCCCGCTGATAATGACCTCACCTTATGCAATCGCAAACACCCCCACGGAGCTGGCCTTCTCTGATGCCGGAGAACACTGGGAAATAATCGATGTAGGCGACGGCCCAGCAGAGCCGACCATTGAGTTGACCGGCGCGGTGGATCCGGCATCGTTCCGCATTGCAAATAGTCAGTTCTGGTGGCGCCCCCTCTACACTATGGATGCCACCACGGTGCTGGGCACTGTCGTGGGCGACTCGGGTGCAGCGGCAGATGCCACAGCGTTTGAACCGGGCGACGAGGGCGGGCGGTATGAGCAACTAAACACCTGGGCGACTACATGGGCAGGCGTGAGGGCGAACGCCCCGGAGGGAGCTTGGGCCATCGTCGTATCTCCTGATTTCGCGTTTGACGTGGCGGCAAACGTTTATCTTCTTACCGCAGAGGTCGGCGCCGATGAATATGTCAGCGTTTATTACAACTTCACCTCCGACACTTTCATCTTTCGACTGAGGACCGGCGCGGCCAACTTCGTCACAGCGAATTATACACCCACAGAGACATTTACGGCAAGCGCTGCTCCATTTGTGTTGTCTTTCTCCTTCGGCGCTGATGGCCAGAAGATCTATAAAGACGGAGTTCGCCTCGCCGTGAGTGCGACGACCGGGGGGTACACCGGGGCCGCTGTCACCGTCCGCCTGGGAGAAGTCGGTGGTGCCTCGGCCCCCGACGCTACCTACTACCGCGTCATGTCCCTGCCGTATCAACCCACCGACGACCAGATGTCTGCCTTTGTTTACAAATGGCAGGACTTCGAGCCGGTCATCACCACCTACACCCGGAGCGCCGCGCTTTTGTCTACCGAGCGGTCGGTGCTGGATTTCGATGCTGCGACAGCTTCAAAATACGAGGACGACCTGACCAAAAAAAACGACCTCAACAACTGGACGAAAAATGGGATGCCTCCGCTGCTGCCTCCCAAAGCCGCCTTCTATATTCCAGCGGGCACGACGTTTGCCGAAGTAAAGACATACCACCGGAAATTGTTCCTCTAAGGAGACCGACGTGTTAGAAGCCAAAGTTTTTGCGTTTGTTTTACAGAAGGATGGGAAGACACTCGTATCCATAGACGCTGATGGAGAAGTCGAATACGGCGAAGACTATTGCCCCGATGTGGCCGCAACGATTTTCTGGAATGCCATCGCCCACCAGAGGAACGCGGCCAAAAAAGCCATCCTCGACACCCCCGCCGCAGAAGTCGCGCAGATGCTACCCAAGGACGCGGAGGGTTGTTCCCTCTGTAGAATGATAGCAAACTGGCTGGTGCAGGAGGCTCAGACTCTCAAAGTCTCTCCGGTCGCCGCTGATGGATCGATCCCCAATGGAACCATCCTCAAACTTTCGGGTGAATAGCTGATGGCCTACAAAGCCTTTGTCCTGAACAGCTCCAAAGAAGTCGTCGCCAAGCTCACTCGCGCCGAGTGGAAATTCACGGAGACGCTCAACACCCAAGATGTCATCTCCCTGGCGACTGCGGATGAAGAAGCCTTCACCCACCTGCAGGCCAACGTCTCCTATATCCAGCTCGTAGACGACACCACCGCCACAGACATCCGAACCTACCGGGTACAGACCCCCAATGACGTGCACAAGGGCCAGAGGGTCATGCAAGTGGAGGGGGATCGTATCTGGCGGGAGATGGGAGAAGAGACATACGACGGCGGCATCGGCAACCCATCGCTCGGCGCAGGCACGTACTTATCTGAGGTGATGGGCTCTTCGCAGTTTGACATCGGCACGACCATTGCAGCGAATACCCTCAAGGTGATCAAGCTCAAAGGTCGGCGGACCATTCTGGCGATTTACCAGAGCGTGGCCGACCAGCTCAAAGAAGAGATCTCTATAGATGAAACGGCAAGCCCTGCAAAAGTAGACATAAAGACGGTAGGCCAGAACATAGGCGCCCACCTGGTCTATGGGAAAAACATCAACGGTGTAAATCGCAAGAGGTTCCCTGGTAATGTCAGCACCCGGATCTTCCCAGAGGGATCTGGCGAGCCGAAGACCAGCGCCAACGGCCCGCGCTTCGAGGTGCTTTCTTTTGCAGACCCCACGCTCACCATTGTGGGGGATAAGGTCATCCCCTCTGATGACACCTTGGTGGGCTATAAGGTCAAGGGCGTCACCGGCGCAGAAGCGGACCTCCTCTCCCCGATTACGTCAACCACGCGATCGGACGCCGATGACGCTTCAACCATCGATGTGTCGGGGTCCCCGTCCTTCAGCGCCGGGGATATAATCACCTTCGTGGATTCTGGCGACGCCGAGTTCGCCTATATCTTTGACGCTGCGGCAGATACCGCCTATGGCACCCGCCAATCTATCCTCAACGTGAACGGCGTCCAGCCTGCCAACATCCTCAACGCTGGTGCCTTCTTTGATGGGACATACGCTAGCGGCCTGCAGCCGGGATGGACGGAGATCTCCGGCAAAGAGGCGACGACGACGCCCACCGAAAACACAGACCTCGGGTTCATCCGATACGGCAACGCGTCACAGCGTGTCCAGTGCACCAACGCAGGCGACGGCATCACCTACGATGTCACCCTCGACGGGTCCGACTATTACAGCTCGGCATTTTCTATTTGGGTGGCCACTGGCTCTGTGCTGGTCGAAGTCAAAGGACCCCACGGCGAGATCTACCCAAACGGCATCGGCACCCGCGTCTCTGGCGGGTGGCACAATATCCAAATACAGACATTCCAGATGGGTACAACGGGCACTGCCACCATAGAGATCACCCAGGCCGGCGCCACCGCTGCCGATTTCTACGTAGACGCCTGGTCCTTTGTTGGAGAGCAGTCCGTCGCTCCCTACGTCCGATACAACCACGCCTATGTGCTGTGGCGCGCAGGTTTCGAGGAACTCGACAAGAAAAAAACCGAGCAGGTAGAATACACCGTCACCGATCCCGTCGATTGGTTCGCCACCGACAAGCTCCGCTACCAATACCAGCAGATGGGCATCGGCGACACCGTGCAGCTCACAGACCCCGAGATATCGTTAGATGCTCAGGTCCGTATTCTCACCCACGTCAAAGACCAGAACCTCCACACCCTCGGGCTCACCTTTGCGGTGCAGACATACCAAAAAGCGGCATTCCAATCTGTCGGGCCCAACAGCGCGGATGCCCTACGTGTGGAAATCTCCGAGCAGGCCGAGACCCTCGACTGGCGAGTGGGCGATATAGAGAGGACCAACAAGACCATAACCCAGGTGATCAACGCCCTATCTGGACTACCTGCACAACAGAGCACCTATAGCGGAGAGATCCGGTCCCTCACAAAGAACAGCTTTAAGATCCTGGCCGGAGACCTGCGCGTAGGGCAAAGCGCGATCTTCGCCGTGGCCGAGCAAGACATCACCGGCCTGAGCGCAGGTACCCACTACCTATACTTTGATCCGGGGGATGCGGCCTCGGGATTTCAGACGACGACCGTGCAGGCCACAGCCTATGCTGAGAACTTCGTATTTATCGCGGTGGTCTTGGCATCGGCTGACGACAAAGACAGAGTGGTAATTTTCCAGGGTGGCCGCGATATAAAAAGCGAGCTCTACACCCGAGGCGTCGAAGTCTACGACGACAGCGATGCCAAGCGGGTTGACATGGGGGACTTGCAGGATTTAGCATTCGGGCAGAACCCGAGCGATTGGGGGTTGCAGGTCAACGAGGGGGTCCTCTGGCAGATCAACACAAGCGCTGCTGCACTAACGGGCGGGTCGCTGCTTGGGATGTGGCGCTTTCTCGATGTCTTGCATGATGTGGGAACTCCCTCGACGAAGCCGATTTATGGGGACGTCGTTCAGGTTCAAGCGCAGATCGGAACGGGGTCTGCGCTCGTCGCACGATTCGCTCAGGCAACGGCGGCGGCATCATCAACAACAACCGTCTACGTCGATACCATACAAGGCGCGAACAATGGAAGCGGAGATACTTACGGATACCGGATCTCGCAATTAACGGCGGGAGCGGGGGACGTATACGGATTCCGAGCCGAGACGTTGACCTCGACAAGCGGAAATGCATGGGCAATGCATCTCGCAACGCCAACGGCGGCGGGTGGTAATGCATGGGATCTCCACATCCACGGCGTGGACTACTCATTCCCCGCTGCCGATGCTGCTGGATCGGGCTATGTCCTCTCCTCCGATGGCGCGGGCGCTCTTACGTGGGGTGCCGGTGGCTCTGGCACAATCTCAGGAAGCGGCACTTTGCACCGATTCCCTAAATGGACATCGGTGTCGAGCTTGGGCGATTCTGCGTTTGAGGATTCGTCCGGCGATATGTTGCCGATCACGGATTCAACTTATGACATCGGATCTGCGGCGGCGCGTGTTGCCATCGTCCACACCGACACACTGGGGGATGCTGCGCAAGCGGTGACGATGCCGACTACGTTGCAGGTGACGGGAACACAGGCACCTGCGGCGGGTGCTGGCGTTGAGTTATACTGGACGGGGACGGTTGGTGTTGTCGCGTCGTATAATAGGGCCGCATCGTATGAACCTCTTGCTCTTTACGGATCAACTCATTCGTTGAATATTGGCGCTGTGATAGGCTTGGCTATCGACGCATCCCAAAACGTATCCATCCCCAACGGCAACCTCGTCGTTGATACGGATACGCTGTTCGTGGATGCGGCGAATAATCGGGTGGGGGTTGAAACGGCGACGCCGGACACAATGCTACATCTGAGCGCAACGGACGGAAGCGCAGTAATCAGGATGGAGCGCGACGACGCAGCGATAGTGAACGGTGAGATTTATGGGCGTATCGAATGGGAAGGTCAAGACGTATCGGGGAGTGCTTCAGGAGTAAGGGCGAAAATTGAGGCAATAGGGAGGGGCACAACGGGGCAAGTTGACCTTGTGTTTTATTCCGGCAAGAGCGCGACAGCTACCGCGCAAGAGGCGTTGCGCCTTGACTACAACCAAGATGGAATACTATCGGGAAATCTGGATCTATTCAACTCGGTGCCAGTATTGACGCTGGATAAAAATGATGGGGGGGTGACAACTGGCGAAATTTTTGGGCGAGTTGATTTTAATAGTCGTGATGGTTCCTCAAATATGGCGGGGATTGTTGGGCGCATCGCGTTGCTTGCCGAAGCGAATCAAGTGGTGTCTGCTGCTACGTATATGACGTTCCATACAAACACAGGTGCTGCTGGAAGTCTTGCCGAAGGGATGCGGATTGACTCGGATTCAAACGTATCCATCCCCAACGGCACCTTGACCGTCGCACAGAATGCTACCGTCCAATCCGGCGGCATCACGGTGACGGGGAATAGCACCCTTACAGGCACTCTCACAGCATTAACTGGCGTTACGTCAAGCGGAACTATAACCTTATCAGGACTTGGTGCTGGAACTGATAACACCGTGGTAATTCTGAACGGCTCCAACCAGTTGACGACTGATGAAATTGATGCCCGCGTGTGGGGCGCAACGCTTTTAGATGACAACGACATAGGCGTTTCAGTCCAAGCATACAGC